CGCCTTCCACTCGGAAAGCGGTGGGGTTGCCACAGATAGCGAGTCGGTGAGTGTCAAGCCACTCTTGACTGACTTCCTCAGTCTTATTCCGTTCCCACTCGTCAGGGCTATCAGGCCGTCGACGAGTGCGAAAAGGACCAATGAAAGTTACCAAAGGCATGTTGAATCACCTTAAGCCACTAGTGCCCAGATAGTTGCGTTAGCAGTATCGTTAGTTGTACCATCTGCGGTTGCTTCACAGTCTGCTGTAATAACAAGACCGCTGAAAGATAGAGCAAGGTTAGCAGTAGCGTCTTTACTGTGCCCAATGCACGACAAAATTACGTTTGCGCCACCACTTAGTGTGATGGTTTCTGCTTCTGCTAATGCTCCGACTGTTAAACAAACGAATCTTGGTTGCATTCTGTTTGTTCCATCAGTCTGTCTTGCTGCAAAGTCAGTCAATGCTCCGGGGTAAGCCGAAATCCATGTTCCATCATCTTGGTCTACACCTGCTGCTAGGGGTAAATCTAAGTCACATGCTATTGTTGCACTTGCACTTGTTGTGTAGGTAATTCCTCTGTGTGTTGTTGCTGCCATTATTAATCATCTCCTATTTTTATTTTCCATAATCCTCACTGCAAGTCGCGGATTGAACCTTGACCTCCAAAGAAAGTAGTCCAAATCTCACCCATAGTTCGGTAGAGACCTTCTTGTCCTAGGCGGTTGATTGCGAACGGGTCGCCAGTCTCAATGCCAGACTCAAAGTATTGTGTAGGCTTACCAGTACTGAAGTACAAGTAATCTGTGTCCATCATGTAGATACGACTGATGCCGTCAGATGCCATCTCCTTGGTTGGAATGATTGGGACACCGTTGTAGGTAGCCACAATGAAACCAGCCTCGACGCCGGGAACACCCTTTACGCCATTGTAGGTTGGGACAACACGCTTCTCTTCCATGAATCGCTGTTGGCTCTGCAATAGTTGCTGGATACGCATTAGTGTATCATAGCCTGTTAGCATAACCTTTGGATTTCCACCACGAACCCAAATCTTCTGGAATAGGTCGTCAAGGTGGTCAAGTGTTAGTGTTCGGTTTGCAGAACTACTGTCAGCGTTATCTTCAGCAAAGGACCATGTGTTTGCACTGCGGTCAATGCTGTAAATGTCTTCGTCGCTGGTATCGTAGTGAGTACCTGAAGTCATTGAGTTGTTACCAGTGGTGACTCGGTCAAGTGACTCGATGTCGTTACCAGCCAATGTGGTTACGTCAGTAGTCAACATTTTGTTGATGTGCTCTGCGTGGTGCTTGCCCATTTCTTCTTTGAGAACTGAGCGGATGTCACCAAGTCCGTCATCCTTGTCGTTAAGGAAGATTGCAACTTCGCTCATATCGAATGAGTGAGCCACAGTCTTGGGCTTTGCAGCCACATGCTGGAAGGTAGGTTTGGTTGTGTCCGGTAGGGTGCCGTTTTCAGCAATACCGCCGCCAACTGTGAAAGAAGGCTTTGCGGTGACAACGCGCCATCCGCTTCGGTCCCAAGGCTTCTTGGGTAGAACGCTGAAAGCGTTGAATTCTTGGTTCAACTGTGACCATACCTTGCGACCGTAGATTGCTTGGTATGTTCCAGCAGTTGTGCTTAGAAGCGGTGCATCGGCTTTGAGTAGTTCTGAGCCACTGTAGGAGTAGCCCATTGAACTGCCAGCGCCGTAGTAGTAACGCTCCATGTCATTTACTGTTCGCATATAATTTCGTGCCATTTTTATTCCTCCATTTTATTTGTGGAAACTCAGTTCCAAACACTCCCGGCCAACTGGTGTACTTGGCTCCAGTCCATGTTTGCTAGTTCTTCAGTAGTAGGGATTGCGACCTCTGATTGGTCAACTGCCTTGCGGAGAGTTGCTCCACCTTCTTCTGAAGTAAGTCCATCGATGCGAGCACTGAGGTCAGCGATTGCCTTCTCAATGCTTGCGAGAGGTCCACGAGCGTCAAAGGAAGAGGCTTCGCGTGCCTCTGCTTCTGCGCTGAGTTCCTTCTGTAGTCGGTCAGAGAACACTTGGTTCAAGTTACCCTTGAATTGTTGTTCTAGTGCTGCGGCCTTGTAGACTTCGTATGCTGCCTCTAGGTCGCTTGCTGATACGTTTTCAGGTGCGAGGTAACCCTTTGCAACTGAGCCGCCACTATTGACTTTGCCAACTGCGCCAGTTGAAGGGCTGCCACCTTCTTGTGCACGGCCCTTTACTTGGCCACTAATTGCGGCTTCGTCAATTTGTTCAGGTGTGCTGCCAAGGTTAGCCTTGTTCACATCATCGAAGTGAGCGCGTGCTGCACCAGTGTCAACACCCTGTGATTTCAGTGTGTTTTCCATCCAGTTCAAGTACTCACTACTGATTACATCAGCATATTCGCTATTACTTTTTTCAGTCATTTTATCATCATCTCCATTTTCATCTTTGGAATCGTCGCCATTGTCTTTTTCGTCATCGGCATCAGAATCGGATTCTTCAAGGAAAGCAGGCTTTTCATCGGCCTTTTCCATATCATCCATTCTTTTGCTCAGACGGTCCAAGACGCTGCCAAGTTCTTCCAGTGCATTCATTTCATCACTCATATTTGTGTCCTCCTTCAATATACGGAAGGTCGCTTCGGGATTGATACCCTTTTCGCAAATAGTTACCTCGTGTAATTCCAGTTTGGAAATCTCGGTGTAATCACCGTGTTCGGCATCACTCTTACGCATGCGCTTGAATGCTTGCCCTCCAATACTGAAACCACGTAGGGCCCCTTTGCGAATCTCATTGGCCACTTCACGGGCCTTTTCGATGTCATCCCTTAGTTGGATAACAACGAACATACCGGCATCATCGACACCGGATTTCCATACACGACCGTCAGAGTCAGTGTACGAAGGAATAACACTACCAACCTGAATGTTGGAGTGTGCGAGTTGTACATTGCGGAATCCGTCAGCCTTCATGAATCCATCAAAGGCATCCTTTAGGGCTCCGCGTGTGATAAGGTCGCCTTGTTTGTCAACCATCTCTACAGATGCGTAACCTGCGATGACAAGGTCATTATCTGCCTTGACAATACTGATGCTTCCACTGTGTTCAACAGGAGAAGTACGCATCTGAGTGGTCAGGACCATTGCTGTCTATAGACCTAGTCATACTATTTAATCAACTATGGAAGCGAGCCGTGGAGTCAGATACCTCAAGTGTACCTTCCTCTAGGGGCACAGTCATGTGTTTAGCCCCCTCTTCTTCCTCCGTATCCGGTTCTATAGAGTAATCTTCTCCGGGTCGCTTTTTGTTGTCATAGTCAGGCATGGTTTTGGCATCATGTAGATTCGTAGGACCACTAGGCGATTCTATAGGAGTTGCATAGTCAATTCCCAATCCCATTGTACCTGTCGTGGTTGTGCCGACAGAGCCTACACCACTCTTGAGCATTCTTTCGACAAGTTCCAACCCCTTAACCAAAACTTTCTGTTTCTCATTCTTTGTCCACCAATCTGTATCCTTGACTTTTTTGGGCTTAACCAAAGGCTTAGCATCATTTTGAGATTCTTCAACTGCTTCCTTTTCAGCGATTTCTACATCAGCCTTGAGCATTGCACCCGCTACAGGTGCCCAATATGGTCTCTGACTTTCAGCCAAACGGATGAGATAGTGGTTGGGGGCCAGTGGACTATGCATGGTCCATAGGCTTCCAGATTGTGTGGTCTTGTACACAACATCACCTTGTGGCATTGTAATCCGAACTCCACTGGCTGCACGATGAACTTCACACAACCATTGTTCGCATTCAGACTTGGCAAGCAAAGCAAGTGTTTCCTGACTTACCAATCCTTCACCTTCTGCTTCGCTGATAATTTCTGAAGCGGACACATTGTACAGTTTCTGCCCGTTGGTTTCCATTTCACCTATATTGTCTACATTTACACGCACATGGTCACCAACATTGAATTTCTCAGAACTATCGAATGCAGCACCCATATCCATGTAGGTCTTGCCCTTCACTTCGACACCGCGATTCCCTAGTGATTCATCTTGTGTAATGGGACCAGTGCCCAATCGATATGTGTACGGTAGACTACCTCTTCGCTCAAGAACCATCAGTACAACATCATTACCGGGATTGAGCAATACCCACTTAGGATGACGTAATTCACCTGCCATGTAAGTAGACTTGGCATCTCTGAGTAGGATTCTATCATGCTCTTTCTGCAAGTCAGTCACTGTTAGTTCCAAACCAGCATCATCTGTTAAGCGAGTATCACTGGCTGATGGAACATGTACATTTTCAATACCTTCCATACCACCCCGAATAATCTTGATACGGTCACCCAGAATAGTATCATGGACTTCCTTTTCATCAAACTCTAGTACATCAAAGATGTAGTATCCATCTTCTAACTTGATGACATCCAATCTGAAATCTTCATCTGCCACCTGCTTGAAATTTTCCTTGTCCTCTTTTGTCAATGAGAAATTAGGAGAACTAACCTTGTCATCTTCCTTAATGACAAACCCACGCTCACCTTCAGGCATGTGAGAAACCACCCAATCGCCTGTGAATCCACGAAGGTGCTCAAGGTCATCCAACTCAAAGATACGATGCATGGGTTGCAATAGTGGAACCTTGTCCCCCAACTCCTTGCGGATAATATCAGGGTTGGTCAAGGCTGCTAGATTCATACCTTTCTTCAGGGGGTCTACTAAATGTCGATAACCGTCAACAGGGTGTGGCTTGGCCTGATGGCTCATTAGTTCTGGTCTGTTTAATTGACTTATTGTTTCACCTGTATGATGAACATAATCAGGATGAAAAATGTGAGCAAGGTCAGGGAAAACTGTACTCCAGAAACTCTCTAATGGCCCATTCAAACGAATATCGCGGGGTGGAGTTGGGTGAATTGTAGGCTTGCCGTTGTGGTCAATGTGGAAATCAAAAGTTGTCTGGACTTTATCTCCCAAATGATGATTAAATCCAGTTGAGTTGTATAGAGAATAAACAACAGACTCTGAATCCATATCATAGGGACCTAACTTTGTATTTACAAGTGCATTCTGTAATTTGGCGTCAACAGTTTTGACGCGCTTAGGCTCTTTCGTCGGGTCACTAACCAAAACTGAATTAAGTTTCTGCAATGTTCTGTAACCAATTGCCCTATTTTTATCAGCCTGATGATTCTTGTAGTATTCCTTTCCCTTTACATTCTTTAGCCATGACCTTTCAGGAGGAAATCTAGGGTCAACCGAATGAGAAATATGAGAACGTAGACCTAACTCGGCTAG